CGTCGCGGCCCAGCCGTGCGCAGTGGATGGGTGCCCGTCAACGGTCGGGGCTGTACGAATGGGGGACCCGAACGGAGAACATATGAGAAGTCTATTTGAAGAGGTTCGAAGCGAGCAGAATGTCTTTGCTGCCTGGAGGCACGTTAAGCGGAGCGCTCTGACCTCCGGGAATACCGAAATCAAGGGCCAGGCTGCTGAGTTCGAACATGAACATCAGAAGCACCTCAGAAGACTGATTACCCAACTCAGGGAAGGCCGTTTTAAGTTCGACCCGGTCAAGGGTGTACTGAAGGACAAGAAAAAGAGGCTTTCGCAAGGCAAAGACCCGCGACCGATCGCTATTGCCACCTTACAGAACCGGGTGGTTCAAAGGGCAATTCTTCAGGTGTTGCAGCCTCGGGTTCTACTCGACCCCAAAGACCCTGATTCCCGATCGAACACGAAGATTGATGACCGCCTCGGCAAGATCAACGACGTGAACCATTCCAAGTACGGCGTCGGGGGCCTTATGAACCCCTACGGAGGCGTGCGCCCGGCAATCAGGTCGATAAGAGAGGCGATCGATGGTGGAGCGAAGTATTTCTACCAGTCGGATATCCGATCGTTCTTCACGAAGATTCCAACTGCCACCGTTGTGGGTTTTGTTCGCCGTGAGACACAGGATGACGCTCTGTCTGACCTGTTTGCGGCGGCACTGGAAGTTCACCTTGCCAATCCTGAAGAGCTCGAGGGCTACACCCAACTGTTCCCGAAGGGCGGGATCGGTGTTGCTCAAGGGTCGTCACTTTCAGCATTCGCCGGAAACGTGCTCCTCTACGACATGGATCATGCTCTAAACGATATGGGTGTGACCGCGATCCGCTACATCGACGACATACTAATGGTATCCCCAAAAGAAGCGGACCTAGAAGCCGCAATCAGTTGTGCTGAAAAAACGCTGACTGGCTTTGGTTTTGGACTGTACAAGGCTTCGGATGGTTCGGGAAAAGCCGATCGTGGGGAGTGCGCTAACTCGATCACCTTTCTTGGTTGCACGATCCAGCCAAACCGCTGCGTGCCGAGCAAGCAATCGGTGCAGAACATGCGAAACAGCGTGACAGAGGCCCTTTCCAACTCGAAGGCAGCCATTCGGGAAGCAATTCGTAAGGGCGGAGGCCTCGATATAAAGTTATCCCAGAGCGCTACTCTGGACGCCATTGGTAGGCGAATATATGGATGGCAAAAGGCGTTTGCGTTCTGCACCGATTTACAGCCGTTCCAACAGCTGGACGATCATGTCGCCACCCATATCCTCGACTATCAGGAATTCGTGCGGCGCAGCCTGAAGGGCAAAAGCGCTGAAATTCAGATGCTTGTGTATGGCATACCGTCCACGAGAGCTTTGTTTGCTGCCCATGGACGGGGGACCTAAACGGGGCAAGGCCCATTTCCTGACTGCGCGTGCCATTCAGGAGGATTAGCTGTATCGCGCGCCGCTCAACCATCTACGAAATCGCGGTGCGGTTCGGGCCTCACTCCCTTTCTTTCACGACATACCCTGCCACGACGTTCACCGCCCCCTGCGCCAGCGCAAGCCCTCCGGCGACGAGTGAAGCCCCCACCTCGCCCCCGCAGGCCTCGGACAGCCCCGGCAGCCAGGGCGCAATGATTGCGGCCACGATCGGGCCCAGAAGGCTGGTCCAGCCGACAGCAGCCATTTTCCGGGTAGGGCGAAGAGTGGGCTGATTGATCAGGTTCATGTTGGTCACTCCTTTGGTGGGTTTCAGGCCCGGTTGATCCAGTTGCGCACGACGAAGCCCGGGCAGGCTTTGGCGGCATGGTCGTTGTGGCCGGTGATGCGGGTGATGGCGGTCTCGGCGCGGATCGCGTCGATCAGACCGCGCAGGGCGCGATCCTGGGCGGCGGTGAAGTTGCGCTCGAAGGGATCGGTGGCGGCCGAACCCGCGCCGCCGATCAGGCAGATGTGGATGACGCCGCGATTGTGACCTTCGACCCCGGCGCCGATCTCGGTCTCTGCCCGGCCAGGCAGGATCGCACCGTCGCGATCGATCAGGTGGTGGTAGCCGATCTTGCGCCAGCCGCGTTCTTCGCGGTGCCAGCGGTCGATCTCCTTGCGCTTGGCGGTGAGGGGCTGTCCGCGCATCCAGTCCGGGTGAGTGGCGGCGCAATGGATGACGATCTCGTCCACGGGGTAGCGGACGCTGCCCTGGAAAATCATGGGCCCGGTTGGTGTTGAGGCGGCCGGATGCTTCAGGTTGCGGATAGCGCCGCCCTCGGCCGCAACCGCCTTGAGGGCGGCCTCAGTGCGCGAGCCGAAGAGGCCGTCGATCGCGCCGGTGTAGTAACCAAGGCGCGCCAGCGCCATTTGTAGGGCTTTCAGCGCATCGATTTGGTCGGTCATGAATTTGGTCCTTTCAGGCAAAGAAAAACCCACCGGAAAGGCGGGGCGCGGGGCGGTCTGGGCGGAGTTCAACCAGCGGCGGGTGGGTCCGGTGGGGAGCTTTGCACCTCCCGGGCGGCGGCGAGTTCGGCGGCAAGAAGGGCGCAGCGTTCGGAGAGGATCGCGATCTGCTGGCGCAATTCGGCGACATAGGCGGATGAGGCGGCAGGCGACATGGAGGCTCCTTTCAGGGTCAGAAGTCGGTCTCGAGGTAGAGGCCGGTGCATTCGAAGGCGACGGCCGCGGCGGTGGCGCCGTTGTTCAGGAAAAGGCGCGGGGCAAGGAAAGTCGCCGCCTGGGGCAAGTCGGTAGTCACTTCCTGTTCGAAGACGGCGCCCGTCAGCTCGTTCACCGCGCGCAGCCAGATCGAACTGCCCGCCGCCGGGCACCAGATCGTCCACGTGATCAACCCGGCCGTCGCGACCGGGAACCCGGCGCCGAGATCCACGAGGGTCGGCGCGCCGGTGGCGTCATTGCTGACCAGTTGCCAGTTCGTGTGCGTGCCGCGCTGGAAGCCGAGGCCGATCGCCTCCACGAGCGTGGAAAGCGTCGTTGTGACCGCCAAGGCCGCGACCGAGGACAACAGCCCGAAGAACCCCATTCCGGTTACCTGCAACGTGGTCAGGCTGATCCGAGCGACGAGGGTGAAGCCGCCGAGGCCAACGGCATTGCCCCGCCAACAGGCGGTGACAGCCGAGCGCTGATCGCAAACGGAGTCGACGACCGCGGCCGAGGTCAAGCGCCAGCGCCGGGAACTGGAGAGAAGCGTTCCCGCCGCCAAGGCGGGGTGGCTGACGGTGCCGACGCTGGTCAAGGCGATGCCCTGCGCGGCGATCGTTGTCGCGGAGACCGGGGCCCAGGCCCCGATCCGGTTCAGGCCCATGTGCGGCTGCAAGGGGAAGTCGCGCCCGGAAGGCCGGACGACTTCCAGCCAAGGGGCGCCCGCGCGCTGGCGGCCGTAGAGGGCAAGCCTGCCTGCCGGGGGCGATGCAGGCACGGCGGAGAGGCCCGGGATCACGATCGGCGCCGGGAACTCCGCCCGCCCGGTTGCCCGATCGATCACGAAGGCATCGAAGAAGGCTGAGCCGTTGGGCGACACCTTCAGAGTCACATCGTCCGTGCCCAAAAGCCCAAACAGCGCCCGCGCCGAAAACCCCGTCTTCAGAGCCAAGCTGGCATCATTCCCAACGGCGGCCTTGTTGATCGTCGCCTCATGCGATCCGCCCGCGTTGTTCAAAAGCGTGGCGGCGGCATTGACGCTGAGCCGGTTCGAAGCATCGGGCGAGGCGCCACCAAGCCCAAGACCCAAAGCAGTGATGTTCGCCGCGGCCGCGCCGATCGCGGTGACGCTGGCCGCAAAGGTGATCGTGGGCGTGTTGATGATGGTGCTGCCCAGCGCTCCGGCAATGGTTGAGCCCAAGTTGATCACCGTCGTCGACCCGGCCGCGCCGCCAGTGCCCAGGTTCACCGTCTTGGTGACCCCGGTCGTCGTGCCGCCGGTGCCGATGCCATAGGTGGCAGTCGTCGTCGCGGTGCCGATCGTCACCGAGGCGTTCGAGAAGGTCGTGGCCCCCGCGAAGGTCTGCGCGGCGTTGCCGAGATGGGCGAGGGTCGCCGATAGGTTCGGCAGGGTGAATGTGCGGGTCGTGCCCGCCGAGAGGCCAGAGAGATCGAAGGCCGCGAGCCGCGTCGGATCGGCATCATCGGCCAGGCGGAAGAGGTTGTCGGGGAAGGGGAGCCCCGCCTGCCGGACCCAGACCCCGCCAAGAAAGGTCAGGGCAGCATCGGTGGTACGATCCCAGACAGACCAGCCTTCCGCGGGCGGATAGAAAGCCCAGGCCCCATCCTGCCAGGCGGCGATCGCCAAGGCTTGGCCCGCCCAGGCGCCAGTCGGTGCCGCGCCTACGACATAGCGGGCACCATCGACCGGCGATCCTGGCGGGGTGTTCAGGCCGCTGCTTTCCACGGCGGGCTGCACGAGGGCATCGAGGGCGCGGAAGGCCTCGTTGACGGTGATATGCTTCTGCGCCTGGTTCGCCTCGAGAAAGGTCAGGCGGATGTTCGGGGTGTCGGCCATGGGGCCTCCGGATCAAAGGGTGATGTCGAGGATCGCGCCCCGGCCCAGGGCGCCGGTTTGCGCGACGCGCACTGAAAGGGGGCCGGAAACCGGGGCGCCGAAGTCGAAGGTTTGCATCGCGGCCGTGTAGATGAAGGCGGGCGTGGTGAGACCCGTGGCGGTTCGCACGACCGTGGCGCCGTTCAGGATATCGATCTCGTAGCTCTCGGCCGCCTCGCCCAGCGGCACTTCGGTCAAGGCCCAGTTGTCGCCCGCGAAGGCCCGGGTGCGGCGGGTCCAGCTGAGGGCGATATCGCCGCCGGGCAGATTGAGCCGCCGGGCATGACAAGGCCGCCAGGGGCGCAAACCGCGGGCCGTGGGTGCAAAGGCGACGGCCAGATTCGCCGGATCGCCCGCGGGCTTACTTGAGGCGCCGATCCGCCAGTTCCAGGCTGCGCCATAATCGGCACTGCCGATCGGCAGGGGTTTGACCCCGCCGTCCAGCACGACGACACGCGCCCCGGCCGGGGCAGGATTGGCGATCGCGTCCTCAGTGCCCAGAAGCCCGCGCAAGAGCCGGGTCAGCCGCCAGCGCCCGGGCGATTGCAGGCTGGCGGTCGCGAACCCCACGATCTCCCAGAGATCAGGCGCGGTCTCGATTGCCACCCAGTTCGTGCCGGAAAACACGGCCGCATCGCTGACGCTGGCGAACTGGCCTGCGATCATGTCGACCCAAAGCTCGTTGCCGCGGTCGAAGCGGTTGGTCGGCCCCGCATAGAAGGGGAAGGCGAGGGTGCCGAACCAGCCGGGCCGGGCGATGGTGGTCAGGACCGCGAAACCATCGGTCGTGGCCGATCGCCAGACCGCCGCCGTGCCATACCACGGAGCGGCATGGGCGGCGGCATAAGGCTGCCAGTCCGGGAAATCTTCCGACAGCTGCGGCAGGTTCATCAAGGCAACCAGGGGCGGCCCATAGACGGCCTTCGCGCCCGAAGTCGCGCCTCGATCGCTACCCGGCGCCAGATCGTAAAGCGCGCGATCCGACCGGCGCGCCTCGACTCGCCTTCCTGCGCCGTCGGTGATCGAGGTCAGGGCGAATTCGATCAGGCGGTTGTCGTGATCGAGCAGGATCACATCGGCCGGGTCCAGCGCGAGGCGCGATGGCGGGAGGGTGAAGCTCGCCTTCTCGCGGCCGACCCAGGCCTCGAACAGGGCCCGTCGGACCCCGCGTTCGGCGGCGCCACTGGTCGAGGCGATCGGCAGTTGCTCTGCGGAAATCCGGGCCGTGTCGACAGTAATCCGGCGGGCCTCGACCGTGATCCCGGCAAATTCCTCATCCCGCGCCATCAGGCGCCATTTGAGGGCGAGTGGCAGTTCGGTTTCTTGAGCCCGGGTCAATTCCAGATCCTCGGCCTCGCGGCTGGCGGCAACCAGCGTGTCAAGGGTGATCGTGGCGACCGGCAGTTGCCCACGCATGCGGAAGCGGATTTTGCCCTCGGCCTCGAAGGCATCGAAACCGAAGAGGCGGGCGAGGGTCTCGATTGAGGCACGGGGGCTTTCGATCGCGTTGACGGCGAAGCCCGGCACAGACCCGGCAAGATCGCTGACGTCCAAATCGGACGCGGCCAGCCCAGCGCGGGCGCAAAGCTCAGCGACCAGTTCGGCAAGGCCGGTTGCCCCGGCGCGCCCCGTGAGCCAATGGCCGAGGCGCCAGTTCTCGGCATCGGACCAGACGTCGCTGCGGGCAGGGAAGGCCGGGAAGGGCCGGGCATCCCATGTCCAGAGGGCAATCTCGGCCGTCTCGATCATGCGGCCGGAATAGAGGCTGGCGGCCGGGTTGTTGGCCGGGTTGGCCCAGTAGCCGATCAAGGCTTCGGCATAGCGGCGCTGGATGAACTCGTCGGGCCAGCCTCGCGAGAAGTGTGGCAGCAGGGATTCCGACGACTTCGGGTCGACAAAGACGTTCGGCTGGTTCGTGCCGCGATCGACGCACGGCGCACCCGCTTCGGTGAAGCGGATCGGCTTTGATCCTGGCACCCAAGCCGTCGGCCCGCCGCTTTCCACGCCGCCTGGGCGATTGATATGCGGCTGGCTCCACCAGTTCCGCAGGTCCTTCGGGCGAAATACCCAAGGCTTGCCCGCACCATCGGTGATCGCCGTCCGCGTCTGAGAAATCCTGTCGGCCGAGGAGGCATAGAACCAGTCGTAGCCTTCGCCACCTTCGATGTTGGCCTGTAGATAGGCGGACTGCTGCGGGCCCTGCCAACCGGCCAGGGCGTCGAGGTGATCGTCGCCGTCGCGCCAGTCGGAGAGCGGCAGGTAGTTGTCGATGGCCACGAAATCCACATGCGGTGAAGCCCAGAGCGGATCGAGGTGGAAGAAGACATCGCCCGAACCGTCTGCCGGTTGGTGGCCGAAGTATTCCGACCAGTCAGCGGCATAGCTGACCTTGGTGACAGGCCCGAGGATGGCGCTGACATCGGCGGCCAGTTGCACGAAGGCGGTGACGGCGGGATAGGTGGAAGCGCCTGAGCGGATTTGCGTGAGACCGCGCATCTCGGTGCCGATCAGGAAGGCATCGACGCCCCCGGCCGCGGCGCATAGGTGGGCATAGTGCAGGATCATCCTGCGCAGGCCCCAATCGCTAACGCTGCCAGTGAAGCTGACTGTCGTGCCTGAGACCGCAAACTGCCCGGGCGCGGCGGTGCCAAAGAAGGCCGCAACCTGCGCCCCTGCTGCGGCCGTCTTGTCGACAGTGCCCGCGAAACCCGCGGCGGGGGCGCAGGTGATCCGCCCGCGCCAGGGATAGACCGGCTGGCCGGGCGCGATGCCGTTCGGCGAATAGGGGTTCGGCAGGGTGTTGGCCGCCGAGATGTCCATCAGGATGAAGGGGTAGAAGGTGACGCGCTTGCCCCGCGCCTTCAGGTCTTGGATGGCTTGCACGACGGCCGCATCGGTGGGCGTGCCGCCATAGGCCGGGCCTCCATCGACAGTGGAGACCACATGCGCCCCGGTGCGTGTGACGCCATTCACCCGCCAGATCATGGGCGTGGTGGTCTTGGTGGTGGATTCGACGCCCGGCTTGATCTGGCAGCTTCCTGCCCGAAGGTCAGTGCCGAACCAGGACACAACGAGGGAGACGGCCTCGCACTCCGGCAGGGCGGCATCCAGCCGGTTCAGAGAAGCGATCAGATCGGGCAGGCCTTCGACGCTGTTCTCGTTCTCCGGGGTGGAGGTGCCATTGCCACCCGAAGACCCCCAGAGACCCGGCGCGGCCGTGGTGCGGGTGACCGTCTCGGTCGCATAGACGAACTCGCCCGCGGAAGGGATCAGGTTCACTGCCTTCACCAGTCGTTCCATGGCGCCGGGATCGGGAGAGGGGCGGATCACCTCAAAGGACAACTGGGGCAGGCGGTTCCCGAAACTCTCGAGCGCCAGATCCTCGAACACGACATAGGCCACGCCGCGATAGGCTGGGGCCTGCCCAGCGCCTTCCTTCGCTTCGATGAACGGATCGGGCATTTGGGCCTCGGACCCAAGATGCACCCGGATCACGGCGCCCGGAACGTCGAAGGGTTTGCCGTCGGCCCAGATGCGGCAGACGCCGCCGATCGGCCCTTCACACAGCGCCACGGCGAAGGAGGAGTAGTAGCGATAGCCTTCGGTCAAGACCTTCGGCCCACCGCCCTTGCCCCCGCCTTGGGTCTGGCGGAACTGCTCCTCGCGGAAATCGGTCGCCCAGATGATATTCCCGCCCAGCCGCATCGTGCCGTAGAGCCGCGGGATCACCGCGCCTTCGGTGGCCGAGGTCAGCCGCAGATCGTCAAGCTTGGCCCCTTCGATCCGCTGATCGGGTGCGAGGGAGCCGATGATCAGGCTGTCGATGACGGAGCCTGCGAAAGACCCGATCGCGCCGCCGATCGTGGCGGCGCTGAAGCCGAGAAGCGCACCACCGAAGGCGCTGCCGATTGCGGAACCGGCGGCGGCGAGGAGCATGGTTGCCATGGGTATCAGCCTGGAAAGAGGAAAGCCGCCACGGCGCGGCGGCGCCAGGGCAGGGTGAAGGGTTCGCGCGTGACGCCGGTGGTCTCGCGGGCGTGGATCAGAGCCAGCAAATCGTCGGGCCCCGGCACGAGGATGCCGCAGTGCTTGGCCGGGCCGCTTGCGACCATGCGGAAGAGGATGAGCGCCCCGGGTGCGGCCGCGCCTAACGGGATCTCGATCAGGAAGGACCGGGCGGCCTCGCACATCACTTCGCGGCCGCTGCTTTCGCCCCAATCGCGGGTATAGGGCGGCGGGGCGACGGGTTCGGCCCCGTGCAGATCGCGCCAGATGCCTCGGGCAAGCCCGAGGCAATCGGTGCCTAGACCCCGAGCTGAGGCCTGATGCAGGTAAGGCGTGCCGAGCCAGCTTTCCGCGATCGCCACCACCCGGGCGGGATCGGCCAGGGTGCGGGTCTCAGCCATCTGCGACGGGGCGCAAGGGCGCGCCGGAGTTGGCGTCGGTCTCGTTCGGGTAGCGGGTGACCAGATCGTCGCCGGGGATGGAAGGGAAGCCGCGGAAATTGATCGCATTGCCGAACCGGTCGCGGCAGGTGGCGTGGCGCTTGTCGCAGCCTGCGGTGATCGCAAAGGCGTCGCCTGGCGCTATAGGGCGCACCGGCGCTTCCATCAGGGTGATCGTGGCCGTGCCGCTAGCAAGCGTGTGACCCGCCACTTCCGTCCGCCGCCCGGAATTGGCGCCAGAGGTCCATTCCACCACCCCGAAATCGAACCAGCCGCTCGCGAACCCACCAAGGCCCGCGGCCACGGTGAACCGTCGATCGCCGACCGTCGCCGTGACCGACCCCGTGCCGCGATACAGGGCGCTGGTCAGGTTCACCCCGCAGCGCGGATCGCCCAGCGTCGCGTCGCAGAAATACTGGAATGTCCGGCCGACCGGCTGGTTCAAGAGATGCGCCAGAGCCCGAACCTCGGCGGTGAAGGCGTGCCGCCCCCGCCTGATCTCGCCGATGCTGCCGCGCCTCATCAGCACGCGCTGGCTGACCGCCTGCCAGTTCACGAGCCAGACCTCGACGGCCGCATTGTCCCAGAGGCCATCGGCGATATCGGTCTCGGTAATCCGGTCTGACCGCAGCGCGCCTTGGACGTCTTGGGCGTCAACCGACAGATCGCCCAAGCTTCTGATCTCGCTGGCCGCGAAACCGGTCTCGGGTTCGAAACTGGTCCCCGCGAAGGCCAGCACCCGGTCATGATCGGTAAACCCGAAGACAGCGCCATCGCGCCTTTGCAATCGCCAGCACCCAGCAATAGTGGTGGTGCCTTCATCCAGATGCGCCTGGAAGCCCGCAGGCAGGGTCTTCATGGGGTGCGGTCCTGTTGTTCAAGGCGGCCGACGGCAGCGCCAATGCGGGCGATGTTCTCGTCGAGGCGGATCATCCGCTCTTCGATCACGGCGATGGCGCGTACCGCTTCGGCCACGTCGCGAATTTGCTCGGGTCGGATCATGGCCAGATCGTCCAGTTGTCGTTCTAGCATGGCGACGCGGGTGTTGATGATCCCGGCCCACCAGATTGCCGCCCCGCCTTGGGCAGAAAGGGCGAGGGCAAGACTGACATAGGCGACATAGCCCATGGTGTTGCGGTCTTTGGGTGGGGTCATCGGCGCACCTCGATCAGGGGAATGGAGGGAATGGAACCGGTGCGTTCGATGTCGAGCGTGACGGGCAACTCGTCGGTGTCGAACCGCACCGGCACGTCGAATTCGAACCCTGCTCGGATCACCGCGCCGGTGGTGGGCGCCGCGGCGAAGGTGACGATCCCGGTGGTGGTGTTGATCGACCAGCCCGATCCCTGCGCCACCCCGTTCAGCGAAACCGTGACTGTTCCCGCCACAGGCTTCAGGATCGCCCGCGCCCAAGATTGCGCGCCGGAGGCATAGGTCTTGGTCAGGGCAAAGGTGGTGGCCGATCCGTTGCCGGTGGCTATGATCTGGTCGGTGGGCGCGGGCGCGGCCGAAGGCAGGCAGGATTTGTAGTCGGACCAATCCTTGAATCGGAACGCATGCAGGCGGCCGTTGCGAGCCTCGAAAAAGGCAACGACCGCGGCCAGATCGTCAGCCCGGCGCACGCCATAGGAGACATCGTAGCGCCGCCGCGAGTTTGCCCAGGAGGCGTTGCGTTCCTCGTCGCCCGAGGCCAATTCGACAATCCGGGTGCGCCGTTCTGGCCCGCCCTTTGCGCCCCGGCTGATCCCGTCCGGAAACCGTATCTCGTGAAACGCCATTCAGCTGCTCCTTCGGCCATAGGCCACGGCCCGGGCGATGTCGGAGGCGACTTGCGCGCGGGAGGCGCGGAAGCTCTCGGCATCGCGGGCATAGATATTGACGGTGGTGCCCGCGCCCCTCTCCCAGGCGCGGGTCTCGGCACGGTTCAGAACGCGTTCGCCGCGCAGAAGGACGGCGGCATATTCGTCGGAGCCAAGGCCCATTCCGCCGCCATTGTGGAAGCGTGGGGCAGCGGCCAGCGCAGCCGCGGGGATCATCATACTGGCGGGGCCGGGCACCCGGCCGCCAGCGTGATAGACCCCGGCGGAAATCGATCCGCCGCCAATGCCCCCGCCGATCCCGCCCAGAACACCGCCCAGCGCCGAGGCGAGGGGCCCGAAGACGAAGCGGCGGAAGGCGATCTTGGCCAGATCGGCGATGATCGAGGTGGCAAGGCTCGAGAAGTCCAGCTTCCCTGTGCGGACGAACTCGGCGACGGCCTCTTCGCCCGCCCGAAAAGCGCTGGTGATCGCCTCACCCACGCCGCCGCCCCAATTGGCGGCCTCGGCTGCGTAGGTGGAGAGCGCCTCGCTGACGGCGGCCCACCCGGTGGCGGCAATATCCGCCGCGGCGGCAACTTCTTCGGCCGTCCGCAACGGTCCTCCGCCGCCGCCCGCGCCACCTTCAGCCGGATCGTCGGGCGTGATCGAAATTTGCAGCGCGCGATCACGGACGTCGTTGAAGTATTCCGAGAGCGGCGAGCCTGAGACGATGCCGCGGATTTGCGCCGCCAAGGCCGCGCGACGTTCCGCATCCCGGGCGGCATAGGGGTTTGCCACGCTGTCGATCCGAAACGTCGCCGGGTCCAGTGTGGACAGCGCCGGATCAAGCCCGACCGCTTCCAGCGCTGCGTTTGCCGCCTCGGCCAGAGCGTTGATCCCGGCCAGCGCCTTCTCGATCATCCAGTTGACGGCATCGATGACCGCATTCGCGGCCACGACCGCAAGGGCGCCGACTGCATCCGGCACCCCCTGAAAGGCATAGGTCGCACCCGCCGCTGCGACCTTGAAGGCGTTGATGACGAGGTCGCCCATCCAGATCACGCCGTCGACAATCCGCTCCCAGGCCCAATCGGCCCAGGCGACGGCATTGTCCCACCAGCCGCGGATCGTGTCGAAGACCGGCTTGCCGATCTGGTAGATGTTCTCTGCGAAGACCTGCCAGGCGGCCTGGGCGACGTCGGTGAAACTGACCTGCGCGCCGGTGGTCTCATTGATCTCGTTGCGCATCCCTGCAATCGCAGCCGAGCCCAGCGCCACGGCAGCCGTTACCAGCGGGAAGCGCCCGGCGACTTGCAGCACCCCTTGGCCGAGGGTTCGTGCCATACCGCCCAGATCGCGGAAGAGGGCGCCGACGCCACCATTCCCAAAGCCATAAATCTGAGAAATCTGGCTGCCTTGCTGCGCCATGACCATGAAGGGATTCATGCCGCCTGCGAGCGACACGCCAATATCCTGAAGCTGAAAGGACAGGTTTGCCATGCGGTGGCTGGCGTTGCGGGTCGCCGTGCTCATCCCGCCCAGCGCGGTGGTTCGGCCCTTGATTGCCGCGATGCTGGCCAGCGTTGCCCGCCGTTCCCGCGAAATCGCCGCCGTCATCTCTTCGGCCGAGATTGCCCCGACGCGATGGGCCTGCCGGATCTCGGTCAGGGTGGTCCGGTAATCCCGAACCACCGCGAAGAGCGGGTTGTGCTTGGCCCGCAGGTCATCAAGGGCTCGGCCATAGGCGGCAACATCGGCCGCATCGCGCGCCATGCCGCCCGACACGCCGGTGGATCGGTTCACCGTGTTCATGACCGAGCCCGATACCGCGCCCGCCTGACGCAAGGCGCTGGCCGCCCGCGCAGCGCGATCTGCAAGGTCCTGCATCTGGCGCATGGCCTCGCCTGCTGAAACCCCGGCCGCGTTCAATCCCGCCGCCGCCCGCGGGCCCGCCGCTTCGATCAGGGTCATCGCCCGGGCGCCTTCCTGGCCGATGCCGACCAGTTCGGCCTTCAGCGCTTGGCCGCCGGTCGCGACAAGGCGCACCGAGACCCGGCGTTCAGATCGGCCGGTCATGATCCAGTCTCGTCATGGTTTTGGGCTCTCACTTGGGCGTTGATGCCGCGCACGGCGTAGGGTTCGATCAGGGGCAGAAGCTCAGCCGCGATCAGCCGGTTCAGGCCCAGCGCCTCGGCCATGGCCAAGGCGGCCGTCATGTCCCAGCCGACCACCCCGCCGGGGATGGCGCGAAACTGGCCGCGGAGGGACTGGGCGAGTTCCCAGACCTGCCAGGCCTCGAAGGTGCGGGGGCGGTGGAGGTCAGCGGGGCAGGCGGGGCAGGGCTTTACGCATCCGGCGCAGTAGCCTTCGCCCCCGCCGAAGTGCCATTCGGCAAGGGCGCGGAGGCGTTTCCCTCATCGGCCAGGATCAGGCCCTTGGCGACATAGTCCGTCTGGAAACGCTGGAAGAGCGGGAAGAGGTCGAGAAGGGCGGCGACGGCTTCGGGCGTCGGCGGCACCGGATAGCCCTCGGCATTGCCGACGCCTTCCCAGTCTAGGATGGCGAGCGACCCGATCGCCTTGGCCAGGGCGACGGCCACCTGATCGGCCGGGGCGTCTTCGGGAAGGCTGGCCACTTGGCTGTCGCTGCGGGCGGCGCCGATCAGGGCGGAGGTCAGGGGGGCAAGGCGCAAGCGGACCCCGCCGCCGAGGTCGAGCCAGGCGGGTTCAGGGGATAGGTTCAGGCGGATCATGGGAAGGCTCCGTGTTGGGGGATCAGTAGGATGCGGTCGTGTTGACGAGGACGGCGGTGCACATGCGGGCGGGGGACGTGGCCCGGGCTGCCTGCCATTCAAAAGTGGCCTGCACGCCCTGCGGCCCGTTGATCGGGATGCGGGGCCGCGGCAGATAGGCGGCGTGGACGGTGAAGGTGAGGGACGCGTTCGCCCCGAGGCTCCAGGCGAAGACCAGTTCACAGGGGTCACCGGCGATCGCTTGGTTCACCAGCGTCAGATCTGCAAAGCGGGCTTCGATCGATCCCGTGAGGGCCGTCATCGATGGGTCCAGCCCCTCGAGAAGCCCGTCGTTGCGAATGGTCTCGATCCGGTCGAGGTTGTTGGCATAGGACACCTGCGCCGAGACGATGTTGCCCAGCGCGGCCCCGTTCCGCGTGATTGAGCCTTGGAAGTTCCCGAAGCGTTGCAGGGGCAGGGTGGCGTCGGTCAGGACACCGGCGGCCGTGGTGGCCGCAACCGTCTCGCCGCGGCCGATCAGGCCGACTGTAGCCGTCAAGAGCCCAGACCGTTGCGATTGCCACTGGATGCGATCGGCCACGAGCCCGGAATACATCGCGAACCGCGGCACATCGGGCATCTGCGTCTCAATCGCCATGCTGGGCAGAGTGAAGCCGCCCGACTGGAAGGTATGGGTCCGTGGCGTCGTGCCCGTCGTGGTGGGCTGCCCGAAGATCGCCTTCAGCCAGAAGCCAAGGTTCTCGGCGTCCATCGGAATGACGACATCGCCATCGACATTGACTGCATCGCGGATCGGCGCCTGCGGGTCGCGGCCGTAGCCGAGGAGTTCAGGCGACAAGAGACCCTGTTCGGAGCCGAGCGTCGTCGTTGCAAAGGGCATCCGGCGATAGCCGCTGGCGGGCGGCGTGCCGTAAACGGATTCGAAGGCGAACGCGACTTGCGTCCGCGCGCCGGGCTGGCGGGCCATGGATCAGTCCTTTCGGAGTTGGTCAGAGAAGCGGGTCGGTTGTGGCGTAGGCGAGGATCACCGGGATCACCGTGGCCTTCAGACCCTCGTTGCCGTCGATTGCCAGCAGCACCGGTTCCGGCGCCTCGGGCGTTATGTAGTCGCAGAGACCGCCGAGCGTCCGATCTGCGGCAAGCGCCGTGCCGATTGTAAGGCGGAGTGCGTCGAACGCGGCATCCCGGGCGGCCGGGGTTCCGTCCACCACCACTTCGATCTCGGCCCGATGCTCGTAGTAATAGCCGGGCGGCGACAGCCACACCTCCGGTGGCCCCGGGTCGCCATCGCGCAGGATCACCACCCCGGCCGCAGGTACCTTCTCGGGCAGGATCGCATTGCGCAGGACCTTGGCCCCGGGAGGCATCGCGCCGGACAATAGGCTATGAAGCGACGCGAGCAGGCGCTCGGTCGTGGATTGCGTGGGCATGGGGTGGGGTTCCGGCGTCGAGGCTGTTCCTAAAAGGCCCAGCGGGTCATTATAAAAATGTCAGATCGATGCCCGGGCGATATCCCATTCACCAAGCCTAGATTAGATCATCACCTTCAGCATCTCTTCTGATTTGGTCTGCCGTGTAGGTTTGGAGACCATGGCCTTCCCTGATAACATGCCGAACAAGCTTCGTGAGTTTCTCAACTTGACCTTCGAGAGAAGATTGACCTGACTTGATCAGTTCTTCGAGCGTCGTTTCAACAGTTTGCTTTGTCTCAGGTTGGGTAAGCTCTGATGCAAGGCGATCTTCCCAGTACTTTCTGACTGCCTTCGCCAAGGGGTAGTCATAGCCTCGAAATGGCCGAAGGTAGACGACCCCACCCCTCCTATTTTCGACACGGAAGACAACACCTGATTTCACTTGTGCGAAAATATCTGAGAGCCGTTCCTTGGCTTCCGTTGCCGCAATCGCCACCCAGACGTCCGGGGCGTCGTCGCGCTGGCAAGCCACAAGAAAGCTGGAGTCAGTCTGATCCTTGACCCGAACAATCGCCTCACCGGAGGCGACTTCGCGCATGTATCTCGACCAGTGAGTCTTGAAGGTGCTTTGTGCGATAGTCTTGCGGATTGGTGACTTTGACATTTGCGCCTCGGAAGTGCGATTGGCTTTACTAGTTGTTTAGACCGGTCAAATCAACTAGTCAATACGACTCGTGGAGCGCTTCGCGTCAGGTGCTGATCATTGCTCAGTTACCAACTCGCTGCGTTGAGTTTCATGACAGATTATTGATTTTCTGAGACTAAACTAACCTCCACGCCCCCAAGATCGCCCCCGGCAGTCGGACCGTTGCTTCTCGCGCCAACCCGTCGAGGTCCAGCTTCTTCGGCATCTTCACCTGCCGCAGCAGTAGGAACACCGGCACCGTCTGGG